AGTCCACCGCCTAACACTAAAGAAGTTAGGCCGTTAAAGGATTTAAATTGAATCATTTTATTTCCCGAACGGAAGCACAGGGCCAGTCATCTCAGGCACTTTGGGCATTTCTGGCATAGCTCCTTGCACTAAAGCAGGAAGTTCTTTTTTAACGCCATCAAGTACAGCATCAAAGATTTTTGATCTAAAAATAAATGCACCACCTAAACTCGCTACCCCCAAAATGAAGGCAGCGAAATTAATCCAAGTTATTATTTTTATCATTCAGGAGACACCTCACCGTTATTAGCATTAGCTTTATCAGCGTCTCTAGCTTCTTCTATAACTTTGGCTTGTAATTCTTGTAATCTTTGACCAAGAGGCTGAAGTTCAGCTTTATTTGCTTCTTGTTGTCTAGCAACGATGCCATTGTATTCAGCAACAGCAGCATCAAATTCAGAGATAGCAGACATAGATAAAGTGTATATGCCCTAAGATTCTAAGCCTTCTTTAGGATATTGCCAATTACGATGTTGGTTTTGTAGGCCAAGTCATACCATCAGCTTCCCAAGGAAAACCACTTTGGTCTGGGAGATCTCTTAAAGCTTGTCTATAAGTCTTCCATTCTGTTTGCTTAGCCGTTGTTAAATCTGGTGAATTGACTGTCCACTCATATTTATTCAATAAAGCATCTCTTTTTTCTCTAACAGTTATTGCTTCCCATTTACTTGCTTCTGCCTTCTCTTCAGCTTCTGTTTGGTAATCAGACCAATAATTTGGATTGCTTAATACGTCAGATTGGACAAAACTTTCAACATCATCTTTATCGTGAAACTTGATTTGACGTAAAGGGTTCCAATTTGTCAACTTACATTGTTTGTCAAAAGAACCATTAGGAGCAATTATGTACCATTTAGAAGTTAAATCATCATTTACAGTTCCAATAAGACATTGTGGAACCCATCTAGGATCATCATTTGCAATTGCATTTATGTAAGCTTCTACTGCTGCTTTATCAGCAAAGAAAGCTACTGGATCTGCATTTGGATCAGTAGCAGTTAATGACAAATTAAAAATTCGTCCGTCTGCTTCAGTTCTTACAGTTTGAGAAGATAAATTATCTTCAACAGTGATAGATAATGTCATAAGAATTACATTCCAGATTCACAACCAATAATGGCAATATAACCACTACTACTACCAACTGTAGCTCCTGCATTTAAACGGATAATGGCATTACCGCTGTTATAGTTTTGGCTAGACGTAAAATCATTCTGGTCAAAAGTAGTTCCATTGACAATAGGGCTACCTGAATTGCAACGAAGATACCCTACAAATCTTCTTCCATTAGCAACAGTATAATGCGTACCGCCTGTTCCAGTACTTACTTTTATCATCACATCAGTTGGACTTGATCCAATACCTTGGAAAGTATCAGATAAAGCTCCACCGCTAGCTCCTGCTGTGGTAATTGATTGAAAGGTTAAACCCATATCAAGTGATTAACACTCCAGAACATTCTGCATCTATTGTACCAAATTGTGCATTAACGGCAGCATTTTCATTTAAGAATTTAACTCCATGACCATTCAACTCAGATTGGTCATTACCAGAAGCAGGAGAAGTATTATTGTTACCTATCATTACTAAGATCTCATTTGTTTTTCCTCCTTGAATTGCTTTAGTCATGTCAAAATAGACAGTCCTTTGGCAATTGTAACTCCATCCAGCAGCACCAAAAACCATGTGATTGAACATATATAGGACATCATTTGCGTTATGTGCTTGAGAAATTAATTGCGAATGAAAATACTTTCCATCACAACCACATCTTTTCATTGCTGTTTCTGCATATTGACCAGTGCTATAACCCCAGCCTTGCGTAGAACTTCCTGATGTACCAGTGTTCCAATTATTGTTAGTACCACTGGGATCACTATGTGACACATATTGTCTGCTCACGTAAAGGCCCGTATCAATGAAAGTAGATAATGACCCTATATTGTAAAACTGCCAAAGATTGTCATTACTACTCCAACCTGAACTAGCGACATTCCCTAATGCCAAAGCATAACCACCCTCGCTTAGCTTGCAACATCCAATACTACGTCTTACAGAGTCACTCCAAACACCGTTGTGACTACCACCATGTTTATTATCTTGTGTGTTAATAAGATGTCTTTTCTTTCCATTGCTTAAATTAATTAAACAAGGGTAACAATCTCCACTAGCTCCTCCAGTTACAGCACTACCGTTATCAGCAGAGTTTGGAACAAACCAACCGTAAGGAACACCATCTTCTTCAATGTAATAAGCACTACACGATTGCGCTCTGACATCTCCAATATCAACATCGCTGTTGCCGTCAGGAGTTTTAGTTCTATATGTTGTTGAACTCTCATTTACTGTGTCATATCTCCAAATATTATCTTCTGACGCTCCAGATCTAACATCTTTCTTGCCTACAACATAAATGTATCTAGCATTATCCCATAGGTGCATCCCACCCCAATCATTTAAATTTGTACCCTGATTAATATATTGTGTAGCATTTGAAGGCCACACTATAACTTTATATTTATCTGCATGACTTGAGCTAGTGCCATAAGGATAATAACCATACGAAGAATGACCATTCATTCCATAGGTTTTTCCGCTTGATTCAGCTTTTATAAATTGTCCATCAAACATACCATAACTTGTACTAGAGGTACTGTAATTTATTCCAGTAGTTGCTTTCTCATAATCTTGAACCCCCATGTTGTTAGGAGGTTCTTTTAAGAGCCAAGGATTATCCCAAATAACTCCATATTTAGACCATTTAACATATCCTCTACTGGAAGTCCCTGTGTAGTGGTTTGTACTTCCATTTCTTGACCCAAAATTAATAATAGAAGTAGCAACAGGAACTACATCTGTTTTTAAGTGAATACTTGCACTGTTATCACAAATTTCATTACCTGAAAAAACACCTGTACCTGTCGAAACACCTAACAAATGACCTGACGTTGCATTATCTTTCTTGATTTGAACAGCTTTACCTCCAGTATTTTTTATTTTTATATCTTTTACAACAGCTTTTTGAGAACCACTAAAAGCATGTAATTGAGTTCCTGCATAAACTTCAGCATAAGTTTTACCTGTAATAGAGGCAAACTTTTTTATTTCATCAGCCATTACACAAAATCATACTTTTTCGATATCTTAGCAACAATCTTGATATTTAAACAGAGTTGTGTAACTAGGTGCTGAAGCAGGAAGGTTTGTTAGGTTTGAACCATCACCGTAAAGAGTGTCAGCATAAACTCTCCTCCATCTAACGCTGCTGCTACCTATGTCATAAGAACTGTCGGTATTTGTAAGAAAATGGTTATTGAATACAGTTGTAGCACTGCCATTAGGATCACATCTAAGAATCCAACTACCACCTGAAGTTAAAATACCAATGTGATTACTACTATTGGCGTAGAAAAAACCTCTAGTAGTGCCATTCGTATTCATATCCAACCCACTCTGAGAAGAGCTAGCAGACCGAATTCTTAGGTAGTCAGCACCAGTTGGATTAACATGCCAACCACTTGCTGAACCAGAGTTCCAATAAAGACCAGCAGTTGTGTTATAAAATTCAAGCCAAGTCGAAGCTCGGTAATAGGTAGTAGTTTGTTTATTTATGATGTTGGCTGCGGTTGCACCACCAACAGAAGCTGCGTTGACGCTGCTTAAGTTTGCACCGCTAATTGCTGGAAGTGTTGATGGGAAACGAGCATCAGGTAATGTTCCAGAATTTAAGTTTGACGCTGAACCTGCTGTAAAGCTTCCTGCTGATCCTGTTGTATTTTGGTTAAGCGTTGGGACTCTTGCCGCCGCAATCGTTCCGCTAGATATATTTGATGCGTTTAATGCTGTTAAGTTCGCACCACTAGCAGCAGGTAATGTTGAGGGGAAACGAGCATCAGGAATAGTACCCGAAGTTAAGCTTGCTGCACTTAAATTAGTGAGGTCAATTGACTGCCAACTGTTATCACCTCTTAAGAAGTTAGAACTAGAAGCTGTACCACTTCCAAGTCTCGCTGTTGCTACCGTTCCAGAGCTTATATTACTTGCATTTAAGGAAGTTAAACTTGCACCCGATCCACTAAATGTCCCTGCTACTACTGCTCCTACATTTAATTGATTAGAAGATGGATTGTAATACAAACTACCATCAATATTTAAAGATTTAGCTGATCCATCGGTATCGACAAAGGTTAAATATCGAGTTGCGTTTGTAGAGCTAGTATTCCCAACATCTACAGTGTCAGCACTTGCAGCATTTCCTGTGTACTGAGCAGCAGAAAGAATTTGAGTTCCATTTGCTTTTATGACCTTCCCACTTGCAAGGTCAATATGCTCTGAAGATGTCCAAGCATCAGTAGCATCAACCCAGTTAAATGTCTTATCTGTTGCACCTTTAAGAGTTAAACCTCCTCCATCTGCGGTTGCATCACTAGGAGTTGTAACCTTGCCAAGAGTAATATTTTTGTCTTCGACATCTAAAGTGGCTGTATTAATCGTAGTTGTTGTTCCATTAACAGTGAGGTCGCCACTTAGTGTTAGTGACGCTGCATGAATAGCACTAGACGCTATTGCTCCACCACTTCCTACATTGCCTTGATGCAGCATTTCACTAAAGCTTGTTCCATTATTTGATGACCATCTAGGTGTTGTACCTACCGATAAAATATTTGAATGTTCAGCGTTTTGAATGAAAAATTCTCCATTCGTCTGTTGCCAAATTAAATAAGCTTTTAAAGTTGTATCTTCGTAGTAAGTAATTCGAGGTTCAGTACTACCTTTTAGTTCTATCTTTGTTCCACCAGCACCACTACCATTAATTACTAAAGGAGTAGGTGTACTTCCAGATCCATGATTTATATTTAATCCTCCTGTAATATCTACTCCCGTAGCGGTTCCATCATTAGTAGTAGAAAGAACTGTTGATGTATTGTGCTTAAGAAAAACACCTTGATAACTATTAATTTGTAACTGAGCAGAATCATTATTTATGTAACTATTTTGATCGGCATCATGCCAGACTTGAAGGTCATTTCCATTTCCAAAAGTTATTTTATTACCATCTTTAAACTCTAAATTATTAGTTGATTGATCCCAAACTAAAGCAGAAGTATTTGATCCATCTGAGAACTGTAAAGTACCGTTGAAATCTATATTGCCAACAAATTTACCAGTGGTTCCATCCGAGGAAATAGTTAAATCTGTTCCTGTACCAAAAGTTGCCTTAGTGTTATCTGAAAACTCTAAAGCATCATCGCTTGCATCAAAAACAATATGTACGTTGGTTGATCCTCCGAAGAAGGTTACATCTCCTGTGAAAGTGCCTCCTGCTAAAGGCATAAATGGAGCTATTTGCCAAGAAGAAGTTCCATCTCCATCTGCTCTCAAATAATAATTGGTACTTCCTACACCTGTAGATAATATTGCTGTTCCTTCTGGAGTTGCAGAGATTGTCTGCCAAGTATTATCTCCTCTTAAGAATTTAGTATTACTTGCTCCTGATCCAAGTCTTGCAGCAGATACCGTTCCAGAAGCTAAACTTGTTGCGTTTAAATTAGTTAATGAAATTCCAGAACCAGTAAATTTAGTAGCTGTTAAATCACCTGATGAAGAGTTATAAGTAAAACCTGTGTCAGTACTAGGACTTAAGAAACCTGTTGCTGTAGCTCCATTACCAGCGAATAAAGGATAAACCGTTGCTGCTACATTATTTTCAGCAGTAACTTCTACATATCTAGAACGATAAGCAACATTACTATTTGTTTGAACAGCATTACCCATGTAAGAGTGATTGCTGCATTGATAGTGAAGAACTTGTGGAGTTGTATCTGAAACAACTATTTGTGTGTAAGCACCAGACGAGCCAGGGGTTCCATTAGTTGTAACTCCTGTTGTATATGCAGTTCCAGTAGCAAGCTCATAGAAAACAAGTGGATGACCTGAGTTGGAACCATCTGCTTGATCAAACTTGTAGGTACGGCCTGGTGTAAGAGTTAGGAATGGTGATTCTTTACCGCCAATCTTGTAACCAGAACTTGATCCAGAACCGTAATACCTATGTGCAGCAGTTTTACTTGCAACTGTGACCGTTAATGTTTTTGGATTACCTGTATAAGTTGCATTTAGACTTGAGAAACCAACTAAAGCTCCATCATTAGTAAGACTTACATCTCCTGTAAATGTTGGGGATGATGTTGAACCTGGATCAACCCAAGATAAAGTTCCAGATCCATCACTAGCCAAGACATAACCTGAAACAGAAGCGTCAGCAGAAGGTAATGTCCAAATTACATTTGAACTAACAGTTGATGGAGAAACAAAACCTACATGATGTGAACCATCTGAATCTGATAGTTGTAGCTGTTCATTAATGTTAAAACCTGTTGCATTTGTATTGGCAATAACTTTATGACCAGTACCTCCACCTGTGACAGCCCATAATTCTGCTTGTTCTTTAGTAAATCTTGCAACAGTTTTATTTCCTGATCCCGTTACTAGAAGCTTTCCACTACTTGTACTTCCGAAATTGAAAGAAATATCACCGCCTGGAGTGAAATTTGTATGGTTGAAGTTAGTAGTGGCAATCGTTAGTCCACCGTTACCAATATGCAAATTACCTACTCCACTATTACCACTTACTTTTGTTCCAGAACTATCAACCTCTAAAGTCTTAGTTGATGCTGTAACTGCTAAACCTGTAAGTGTTCCAAGAGAAGTTAAAGAACTAGCTGTTACTCCATTACCTAATGTTGTTGCGTTAAGAACTTCTGTTCCATTTATCTTTAATACTTTTCCACTTGCAAGATCAATATGTTCTGAACTTGTCCAAGCATCGGTGGAGTTGACCCAGTTCCATGTTTTATCTCCGTCAGAACCAGCATCAAGAGTAATACCACCGCCATCTGCTGTTGAATCTGATGGACTTGCTACCTTACCAAGTTCAATGTTCTTATCAGCGACTTCAACAGTGGTACTCGAAACTGTAGTTGTTGTACCTTGAACTGTGAGGTTGCCTCCAACAACAAGATTATTAGTTATATCAAGACTGGTTAGTGTTCCGACAGAAGTCAAACTTGAAACCGTTACTCCACTAGCAAGAGTATTTCCAGAAAGAGTGCCAGCAGCAGCAGTAACTGTTATGTCAGCAGTGCCATCAAAGTTAACTCCGTTAATAGCTCTTGCAGTTGCTAATGCAGTTGCTGTTGAAGCATTGCCAGTTAAGGCACCAACAAAAGAAGTAGAAGTTAAAGCTCCAGTCGAAGGATTATAAGTAAAGCCTGTATCTGTTTCTGCTCCTTGACTACCTGTTGCTGCATCTACAAAGAGTGGATAAACAGTCTCGTTTGTAGCGTTATTTGCTGTAACTGTGAATTGTGTTGCGAGTGCTGCTGTACCTGATGTGTCTTGATTGCCAGCAGCATTAACACCTGGAAGATTGATATTTGCTGAACCGTCAAAACTAACGCCACCAATTGTGACCGCAGAAGCAAATTTTGTTGCTGTGGCTGCATTACCTGTTGTGCTTTGGTTGCCAGCAGCATTAACACCTGGAAGTGTGATGTCAGCAGTACCATTAAAACTTACACCGCCAATACTTCTTGCTGTTGCAAGTGCTGTTGCTGTATCTGCATTACCAGTGAGATCTCCAGTTACATCTCCAGTAATTGTTCCGCTAACAGTTAAAGCAGTAAGTGTTCCAACCGAGGTGAGAGAACTAGCAACAACATTAGAAGCAAGTGTCGTTCCAGTTAGATCTCCAGCAGCAGTATTAGTTACGTCTGTTGCCCATTCAAGAGTTGTAGGACTACCACTAGAAGCTTTAAGTACTTGACCTGCGCTTGGTGCTGACGCAGGTAGAACTAATTCAATATCTCCTGTCTGTGCCTGTGCTTTGATTGAAGTGAAGTGTGCGCCATCGGCATCAGCTTCTCCAAATTTCAAAGTTTTGGCATTATCTATTAATAAGTCACCAGTTAATGTGCCTCCAGTCGTTGCCAATGCTCCAACGGCTGTTGCTGTTGTGCTATCTAAAGCATCTTTAACTGCTTTAAGTGCATTAGCTGTAGCAGCTTGACTTGTAGAAGTTGAAGTTGCTGTGTCATTAAGTTGAACAACACCAGCACCACTTGTAGAAGCAGCAACAATTTTTGAAGCAGCTATAGCAGCAGATCCAGAAATATCAGCATCAACGATGGAAGAAGCCGTAATTGCAACAACCCCAGAATCAGATATGGATATATCTCCTGTTACTGCAACTTCAGCAGCAACTCCTGATCCATTTCCAACAATAATCTTGCCAGCAGCTATGCCTTCTAACTTGGTAAGAGCAATAGCAGCAGAAGCATTTATATCAGCGTTAACAATCGTGTCATCAGCAATCATTCCGCTAGTAACTGTCCCTACATCGTTATTTGTTATTAAAGTTCCAGAAATATTAGGTAAAAGTATTGTTTTATCTGCTGTAGTCGGATCAACTACTCCTAAAGTAGTTTCAAATGCGTCAGCACTTGCACCCTCAAATACTAGGGTTGCAGTATGACCAAATAGCACCTGACCAGAGACAGTACCACCAGCTTTTGCTAACTTCTCTGTTTCTACTTCTTCAAGAGCATCTTGTACATTAGTTGAACTTAATTGACCATAAGGTGTGAAAGTAATATTGCTTGCAACCTGTCCTGCAACTGTTTGAGATAAATCAATTTCTTCCCATGTACTTCCACTTGTATTTGTAACACCTAAAATGTAATCTGGTGGAGCAAGAGCAACTACAGGTGCTGGCGCACTTGGAGTACCTGCAAGTTCAACCACAACGTATAAACCGTCCGTAGAACTTGATGGAGTAGGAAGGTTACTTCCAACACTCAAGCCTGCTGCTGCACCAGCCGTTGTGACCGATGCCATTTGTGATGTATTAGCGTTAAAAGTACCACCTAAAACTAAGTTTCCTTTTGTTAAAGTTGTTACTGGTTGATAAGCATTACCATCATAAATATAGAGGTCTTCAGATACAGAATCGAAGAAGAATTGCCCTGTAAACTCAGATGTCGGGAAACCTGTCTGGGATACAGATCCAAATAGCGTTGTTGAACCGTTAGCAAGTTTTGCACCAGTAATTGAATCATTTGCAATCCTTGCTGTTGGAATAGTGCCAGAAGTGATTAATGCTGCACTGTGATTAGGTAAATCTGAGGCTGTAAGAGCAGCTAGTCCTGTAACTCTTCCTTTCGCATCTACAGTTACTTTTGTATTTGTTCCTGCTGTTACTCCTGAATCAGTAATTGTAATTGCACCGTTTGAATCAACTGAAAGTGGCCCACCTGTAGGAACAGAAACCGCCCCAACAGCACTAGCCGTTGCAACAGGTAAATCACTAGCAACAAGAGTTGAAGTCCCTGTTATTTGCCCAAAGTTATTGAACGTAACTTTGGTTGCTGTTGCTCCAGTTGTTGTCGCTGCAATTGCTAAAACACCTGCTCCTGTAACAGATAAACCACCAGTGCTTGATACCGAAACACCACCAACTGCTGATGTCGTAGCAACTGGCAAATCGCCTGCCACAAGTGCAGTTGTAGCGGTTATTAAGCCTTGTGCGTTGTAACTAATTCCAGCAGATGTTCCAGCCGAAATTGTATTGTTGATTCCTAATTTTCCAGCCGAAACATTTAAAGATCTATCAATATCACTTGTAAGGAGCTTTGCTGCTGTAACCGTTCCATCAGTAAGCTTTGCTCCACTTATTCCACTTGCAACTTTTGCATCAGTAACTGCTCCAGCAGCAATTTTTGCAGTTGTTACAGAAGTTGCACCTAAAGCAGTTGTATCAACGGCACCTGCTGCAAGCTTGGCTGCTGTGACTGCATCATTAGCAAGTTTTGCTGTTACAACTGAGCCGTCTGAAAGAGTAGCTGCTTCAATAGTTCCTGAAAGCTTTGCAGTCGTAATTGCTCCATCAGCAATCTTGGCAGTTGTTATTGCACCGTTTGCAACTGCTGCTGTATCGACTGCGTTATCTGCAAGTTCTGAAGCTCCAACCGCATTAGCTGCAATCTTTGCTGCTGTTACAGAATTAGTAGCAAGAGCAGCAGCGTCTACAGCATTATCAGCCAACTCACTTGCTGTTATCGCATTTGCTGCTATTTGATTTGCAGTGATTGAATCATTAGCAATCTTTGTTCCATCTATATCTCCAGCCGACAAACTTAATTTATTTGCAGTGATTGTTGCGTTAGCAATCTTCGCTCCTGTTACAGCCAAGTTTGCTATGGCTGCTGTATCCACCGCATTGTCTGCAAGTTCTGAAGCACCTACTGCATTTGCAGCGATTTCACTTGCTCCTACAGAATCAGCAGCTAATTGAGTCGCTGTGATAGTGCCAGTAGCAATATTTGCTCCTTCAATTGTTGCTGCTGCTATCTTTGCTCCTGTTACTGCGTCATCTGCTAAAGCATTGGTGTCAACTGCATTGTCTGCAAGTTCACTAGCTCCTATAGCATTTGCTGCTATTTGTTGAGCAGTAAGAGAGTTATCAGCAATCTTTGCTCCTGCTATATCTCCATTAGAAAGGTTTAATTTATTTGCTGTAATAGTTGCATTAGCTATTTTTGCACCAGTTACCGCTGTGTTAGCTAAAGCCGCTGTGTCAACTGCATTGTCTGCTAACTCTGAAGCACCTATTGCATTAGGAGCTATTTCGTTTGCGGTAAGAGTATTTGCAACAATATTTCCTGCTGCAATTGTTGTTGCTGCAATCTTTGCTCCAGTGATAGTTGTTGCTGCAATCTTTGCTCCAGTAACAGCATCATCAGCTATAGCAGCAGTATCTACAGCATCATTTGCTAATTCACTTGCACCTACTGCATTAGCTGCAATCTGATTTGCCGTTATAGAATTATTAGCTAGTTTTGCGCCACTAATATCACCATCTGAAAGGTTTAGTTTTGCTGCTGTAATTGTTGAATTTGCAATCTTTGCATTGGTGACAGCACCATTAACTATCGCTGCCGTATCAACAGAATCATCAGCTAATTCACTAGCACCTACAGCGTTAGCAGCTATCTCGCTATTACCAACAGAATCTGCTGCAAGTTCAGTAGCTGTAATAGTTCCTGCGGCAATATTTGCTGCTGTAATAGTTGTCCCAGCTATTTTTGCTCCAGTAACAGCACCTGCTCCTAACGCTGTTGTATCGACAGAACCAGCCGCAAGTTTTGCAGCAGTTACAGCATCATCAAGAATTGCAGCCGTATCAACAGCATCGTCTGCCAACTCTGAGGCAGTAATCGCATTAGCAGCAATTTGTGTTGCTGTAATTGTGCCATTAACTAACTTGGCTCCTGTGATTGTTGCGTTCGCTATCTTTGCGTCTGTGATTGCTGCGTTCGCTATTTTGCTTCCTGTAACAGCTACGTTAGCTATTGCATTGGTGTCTACAGCATCATTAGCAAGTTCACTAGCTCCAACAGCATCAGCAGCGATCTGTCCTGCTGTTATTGAATTATTTGCTATTTTTGCTCCTGCTATATCTCCGTCACTTAGATTTAACTTTGCATAAGCAATTGTTCCATTTGCTATTTTTTGATTTGTAATTGCACTATCGGCTATAGCAGCAGTATCAACGGCATTATCAGCTAATTCGCCTGCACCTATCGCATTATTTGCTATCTGACTTCCAGTAATAGTATTAAGTGCTATCTCTGTTGCTGTTATTGATCCATCAGCTATTTCACTTGCACCAACAGCCCCTGCCAAAATCTTGTCTGCTGTTACAGCATCATCAGCTATAGCTGCTGTGGTAGCAGTACCTGCGCCAAGACTTGCTAATGCTGTACCTGGAATACTGCCAGCATCAATTAACGCAACACCTCTTTCAACTAACGCTTTTGCTGTAATTCGTTTTGTTTCCGATGCACTGCCATCTACGACAGCAAGTTCATCTCCAGCCGCTAAATCTGCCTCCGCTAACGCAGGCAATTGACTTATTTGAAGATCAGCCATTTAACTCTTGGTCTTTAGGGACAGTTTATACCTTTTATCTATTATGTCGCATCATCTTCTAAGAACAGCTTGCTTCCATCTTCTTGCAATAAGAAATCAGTAGATTCTTGAAGTATGTATCCAGGTGCAACACCTACTTGAAGACTGAACTCTCCATTAGTAACAAAGCTTATGTCAGTTTTTACTATGCCTACATTTGGAATACTGATACTGCAATTTGTTATCTGAGCTTCACATTCATACCAAGCATTATTGGAAGAATTAGAAGATTCTCTATATAAAAAGAAACGACCAAAAAAATCAGCACCTTGTTTTATTCGTAAAATTAAACGAGCTAAATAAGAAGAAAATTCTTGGTTTATTGAATAATCAGGATCGCTTGCAACATATCTATGCTCCCAAAAACAAGTCATTGAACCTTGCCCAGAAATTAAACCGTTTTCAAATTGACGTTTAAAATTATCTCCTAACTGTGTTACTTCAATTTCATCTCTTGATGTTGTGAACTCATATTCTTCAATCCTTGCTAATGGTCTATAAGCAACATTTCTAGCATTTATAGATATTGTCTGATCACCCGATGGAGTCACTAAAGTTTTTGCATTAACAGTTGTACCTCCTACCGCTAAAGCAAAAGTTTCATATAAACGTACACCTCCTATATCATCAACATGAGCAAACCAACTGCCATCTCTTGCGTTATGACCTGAAACTAATTCTAAATTTGATGAACCATCTGTTCTCTTGATCTCAACCTTATCTCCAGTAATAATATTTCCTTTAACTCCAGTTAAAGAAAAACGCTTTCTTGTCGTATTGACATCAGAAGGCACAAGAGTTCCTTTAAGCGAATGCTCCATAGAAGTTCGCTTAAATTCAATAAATCCCCCAGAGCCTAAATAGGTGGGCATCCTATTTAAGCGTTATCAAGAGTAAGAGCAGTAGGTGCATCAGCAGCCTCAAAGGAAACTTCAGCAGACAAGACTTCACCTTGGCTACTTGTCATAGCAATACTTGTCAAAACGACAGTCATAGTAATGCTTTTTTCATCATTGTCGTAATCAGTAATTCCTAACGTAAGAGATACTTGATCAGAAACAGCACCGTTTAGCTTGATTAAGTTACCCAACAAAGTAGAAGCCATCTTGTCTCCAGCAGTTGCACCTGATGCTGAATACCAAGAAATAGAAGCACTACCAGAAACACTGCGAGTTCCACCAACAAGTTTCCTGTCGTGATCACCTAATGTTGTGATGTCTAAAGTTTCTTGTGATGCAGTAAAACTCCATGTGGTTACGGTTGCGACAGTGGTAGTACCCACTTTCATCAACCCATCACCGCCTGAATAGTAGCCCACGACAATCTTTAAATTAAACAGTCATTATATTCTAAGGCGAATCGAGGCAAGCAACAAATTTACATTGAACATTGCTACGTCCAGGATAGACACTTGTCACCTCTGGAGGCCCGTCATATCGCCATTTTAAGCCTGATCCTTCAACGAAATATGACTGCAAAGTACTGTCTGCACCATTAATAACATTTGTTCCAGTAAAACTAACTTCATCCCAAATTGAATTTATATCTTCATAATTTTTCAAAATCGCAGCAGCATCTGAATCTAAAATATTGTCAAATCCTAGACTTAACGAAGAACCAGTTCTATTTTTTCCATACCGAATAACAGTCTTAACACCATTTTGAGCTTCAAACTCAACTTGGGGATACTCACCAGGAGAATAACTTCTTGTCGAAGGAGTTATGTTTGTAGGTTTGAATTGAGCCATTAACCTCTTAGTTCAGGAAACCTTTGATCAAAACTAATGCCATTTACAGCACTTGGACTTGCATTATATAAAACTGCAAGCTTGTCATCAGAAGTCAAAGGAACATGACTCGCTGCAACTTGAATTAAGCCATCCTCACCATAAGTAATAGATTCAACTTTATAAACCCTATCTTCTGAAGTGGTATCTACTTGAGCAAACAATTTATTTTTTAAACCTGCTGAATTAGCACCATTACTATCTACAGAAAAACTTTTTTCTTCAATTCCTCCTAACGAACCTGGACTCCATACATAAGCATTAATTGACCCAGAAATTGTTGACCTTGAAATGACCAAACCATCTCCATCAATACTGCCATTATTAAAACGACTTGTATGAGTTACTTCAGTAATAACCCGAATATAATCTCCAGCAAATAAACCAAACACAGAACTTGGTGGAGTCTGGAAAACGATGCCATGATCGACTTCTTTTCTAATTGATAAAGCTATTGCTGCAAATAATTTTGCATGTGATTCACTCGTACACCAATTACTTAAATCAAAAACTTCTTCTGGTAATTGCTCTGCTTGTGCAACAAAAGTTGATGCAGGTAGTTGATTAGGGTTATAAGCATAAGTTCTGGCAACGTTTTCAGGAAAACCTCCTATTCCATTGCTATTGCGTTTGTCATCTCTATGAATAACAGTTGCTTTAAACATTATTCTTTCCTCTGGAGTTAAGAAAGTAACTTTTATATCTCTCATGTTTCCATCAGTAAATAACGCTTTTATATCAATACCTTTGTTATCAATACCTGCATCAAAATTGATTGTATAGTCTGCATTTATAGGGAAGCTTGGTCTTAAACTAAAACGACCACCTAAAATAGAAAAATCTAAGAAATTATATCCTGCATATTCAAATATAAATTCTCTTATATTAAATTTCCGATCAATAATACCGTTCCAAAAGAAACCATTAGCTCTGCAATATCTAGCCCCTTGAATCATACTTGCACGATCAACACCATCATGTCCGACAAGATCTCCAGCACCATAAGCTGTGTTAGTTAATAAATCATGCACTATTTCTACGAAATTATCAGTAGATGCTATGTGCGAATTTCTAGTTAAATAGCCTGTTCCAGAAGTGTAATTATGATCTGGAATTAAACGATCTACTTTTATTCCTTCTTTAATAAAGGCAGAAAAAGAATTAAAACTACTTAAAGTATTTGTTGCTCCAATACGAATACCAGCTATCGAAAGGTTTTCATATTCAATTTGAGGATTTTCTGCATTTCCTGCGTG